TTACACTAGTAACACATTTCATAATTTCTTCATCCATTCCTAGTTTGTAAGCTCCATAACCTTCACCAATGTCTGAATTCAAATCCACATAAAATTTCATAATTCTCCTCCTTGTGGTACAAAAAAATTAACTTCTATCGTTTTTATGCCTATAAGAGATATAATACTTTTTTTATTTTAAATTGTCAATATATTATTTAAACTATATTATTTAAGTCTATTTTGTAAGATTTTAAAATTAACTTAAAGTTAATTTTATTAAGTAAAATTTGACATATAGATTAAAATATGTTAATCTTAGTTTAAAAGCACTCATAGCTCATCTGACTTCGGATCAGGGGGTTACGGGTTCAATTCCTGTTGAGTGCACCATATGTTTTATTAAAAATTTATAAACTTTTAAATTATCTTAAAATCATAAATTGAAACTGTTGAAAGATTAATAAACTTTTATAAAATTCTATAAAATATAAAAATTACAACAGACAAACAACAGACAAAATTTTATAACATAAAAAGCAGGAAATTAATCCTGCTCTTTTTTATCTTTTATATTTAATTTGAACCCAGCATCTGCTACTGGATTTATAAATTCTTTTACTTTATTTAAAAGTTTTAATTGTTCTGGTCTTAGAACTTTTTCTATATCATCTGCATAAGTTCCAAGTATTTCTCTTAGATATGCTGCATCTATAAGTTCTCTATCTTCTTCAAACCAGTCAATAAACATATACTTACTATCTATCCCATTTAGATAGATATTTCCATTTAGAGTACCATCTTTTTCTCTACAAATTTCTTTTAAATCTTTTATTTCTTCTTCTGTAAAATTATCTTCATCTGCTGTAAAATATTCCATTACAGCTTTTTTAGGTAAATTAAATTTAACTCTCAAAACTTTGTCTAAAATAGTTAAAAATATTTCTTCTACTTCTGGAGTGTAGTCCATAGATTTTTTTTCTATTTCTGGATTAGTTCCTTGTCCTTTTGGAATATATAAAACTTTCATATTTCCTCCGTTTCTTAACTTTTTATTTATTTTACCCTTTAAAATTTCCAAATCTTTTATATCAGCAAACTCTTCTATATATATGTTTGCTTTATATTTTGCAGAGGCTTTATCCCCTGCTTTCTTTCCTTTTTCTGTTTTACTATATTTTTCATTAGCTTCCTTTTGTTTTTCTGGAGAGCTAAAACCTTTTCTTGCCATTTTCCCTCCTATATGTTATAATTCGGATAAGAACAATCTCTGGAAATGATTGTTTTTATCTTTCTTTTAAAGGAGAGCCAGATTAACTGGCTCTTTTTTCATCTGTTGTATTCTATAAACTCTTTTATTTCTGCTAAACTGTTGAAATAACCAATAACTTCTTGATCTTGTCCCTTTACTGTGTACTTATAAGATTTAATATTATTACTATAAACCTTTGTGCTTAAAGTAAACCCTCTCTTATTTAGCCATCTTTCTAATCTTTCTACTGTCATTTTAATTCCTCCTTAAATTTTGTTTTTATCTTTCTTTCTATACACATAGTATATCATCTATGGTTATAGATGTCAATATATTTTTTTATTTTTTTTAAAATATTTTTACACATAATTAACATATTATAAATTCATAAGTTTAAGACTTTTAAAAACAAATAATGTAAACTTTTTTAAAAATTTTTTACAATAAAAAAAGAGGGGTAGTATAAAAACTACCCCATTATTTTATTTAATTTCTTCATCAAAATCTTTCTCTTTTAATTTTTCTGGCTTAATATCTTTTGGATCCGCATTTTTAGAATTACATTTATCTCCCTTGCACTGTTCTAATGCTATTTTAAGCTTTTCAGGGATAGGTAATCCTAACTTGCTAGCATTCTCTATTACAGATAAAAACTCTGTAGCTACATAGAAAACTATAACTAAATTACGAATTCCAACATTAGGCACAAGCTGCTCTATAACTGTAGAGCAGGAAACTATGATCAGTATAAAAACTTTCTTACTTATGCCCTTATATGCTCTAGTGCTATTCACAGTTTTAGTTATGTATCCAGCCCAAATTCCAGTTATATAGTCTACTAGCATAAGAAATACAAGTACTTTTACAGATAAATCAAAGCCTCCCAATGCCCAAACAAGAATAGATATCCAACCAGTCCAAACCATCGCAATACCATTTTTAGCACTTATAAAAAAATCTTCCATTTTACTCACCCTTTCTAAAATGACTAGCACCAAATATTCTAACCATTCTATACATAAACTGTCTCTTTATAGCACCCACTCCGCATTCTTTCATAATTTCTAAGAATATTTTGTCAGCTTCTTCTCTAGTTACATCTAATGTACACTTGCTAGAGTATAGCCAATCATGGACTACTGCCGCTCTGCCATGTTTTCCAGAACTGTTAATTATGTTTCTAAAAATTCTCGGAACTGAGGCATAATCTGTTTTAAACCCCTTTGGGACAGTCACAAGTCCCATAGATGTTCTGTAAGTATAATCTTCTAAAACTTCCCAATATTTATCATCAATTGGCATAGTATTTAATCTAGTCATTTCCATGTTTTCCCTCCTTGCTTTCATAGAAATTAATTCTTTGTCTTAAAGTACTAAGGTATGCACTCATGTACCGCATTTGGTCTTTTAAGTGCATTTTCTCTACTGGAGACAGATTTTCAAAAGTATCTGTAGTAAAGAATCTATCTAACTTGATTATTTTCTCTTGTAAGTCATCTTTTTCTTTTATTATTCTTTCTAAAAAACTTTCCATTTTTTAGCCTCCTAATATTATCTATATGGAACTCTATCTGCCCCTTTAATTTGCCAATGTGGAGCATCTTTAAAAGTTCTCCAACAATTTCCACCCCATTCAATACCATATTTTTCTAAAAGTCCCTTCTCTTTTGCAACATTATAAATATCTTGATAGTAGTGAAAATCTTTCCAAGTTCCTTTGTACTCTCCATTCACAATTACACCAATATCCGTCGCATAACCTAGCCCATCAAATTTAATCTGATGATTGGACTTTAATTTATACCCATCTACATTGGTTACTTTTGCTCCAGGAGCAGATCTGCCTTTTTGGTATAGCCTATTCTGCTCTTCTGCTGTTCTAACCCCAGCAGTTATCTTAAAGTTCCAAGGACTTATTTTTATAAGTTCAGTCATAAAATTTACCAGATTTGGATGCACCCCTTTCAGCATTTTTAAACTTGTTTCTGATAATGTATACATTTAAAATCACCTCCTAAAAATGACCTTGTGAAGGCTTGTTTAAGCCAATTAAAAAAAGGTAGCCATATAAAACTACCTTTAATAACTTTAATCCCATTTAATAGCTTCTAATTCTTTAACTGTTGAAACTTCCCTTATTTTCTTAGTTATAGCTGTATATTTGTTTTGTGCAGCAATAACTCTTAATATCCAAGAGAAGTAAATTAGATTTAATTCTCCCAATGAAATAGCTGCAATAGAGTTATCTTTTAATCTCCATTGAGTTGGTAGCGATTTTAAAAGTGGCTTTAATTTTCCAACTTTCATAGCACCTTTTATTTTTGTCTCAAGTTCTGCATCTACAGGAATACCTAAAGTAATTAATGCATCTTTAATTACATCATAATCTTCTACTTCTCCAGCAATGTCTAAAGCAATCTTAACTCTTATGAAATTAATTTCATCATATTCTAGCATTTGGAATACTTTTCCGTCATGCTCATATGACCCAAACATCTTATCTAGCAGTATTTCTCTAAACTTGTGTCTGAAAGTTCTTTTAACATCTTCCATGTCTATATCCCAAGTATGAGTAGATGTGTTCCACGTATGATATGAGCTAGGCTGTGGTACAACCTTTAATTTCTTATTTTCTATATACTCTCCTGGGGCTAGTTGAACCTCGATATCTTCTTCTATAAGTTCGTCTCTAGTCATTTCTCTTATAGTGTTTGTAGATTCATCATATGTTGGATATTTGAAAGCTTCATTTCTCTCAATTGCGACATGCTCAGACGGAATAAGCTCTGGATAATCCAGGAATAAATTTCCATCCATAAATTGCATAACTTCATCTGCTGTTAGGTTAACAGTAAATGCAAGCTTTGATTTTCTTTCTTTTGTGTAAATAAAAAACATAACATCTCTCCTTTCGAATGTGAATAGATTTTTAAATTTATAAAGAATTTATAGTTTTATTTTCTGCTTTTGAGCATATTTTTATATTTTTTCTTAAATATAATTTCTAAGAATTTTATATATAAGATACTCAAAATAGGATTTTTAATTATAAAAATCTGAATAAATTTAAAAATTTCTGTAATATTAAACTAAAAAATACCTAATTTTTTCCTAGCATTTATAATGCTATTTCTTATCTCTGTTGGATTAGCTTTAGCTATATAATGCTTACTTGTAACCCCGCTACTGCTATGATTAGCATAACTAGATGCAAGTCCTAACCCAGCTAAATTATTTATTAAATTAATAGCAGTTTTTCTAAGCGTGTGAGGATATAGATCCTCAATGCCTATTATTTTTCCTAGCTTTCTAATCCTGTTCCTAATTGCTCCTTGTGTCATCTGCTTATAGATTTTTCCATACTTAGTAACAAAAAACCAATCTACATCTATCCCATTTTCTGCTCTGTACAGTATCCATTCTTTTATAAGTTCCTTGCATTTTTGGAAAAAGAATGCATTAACTATATAGCCCTCTTTCTCCTTAACATCTCTAAAGTACCCATTTTCTAAGTCTAATTGTTCCATTTTTAAGTTTTGAATAGCACTAATCCGACAAGCACTATCTAAGAACAATTCCCATAATATCCTATCTTGCAAATCATATTTTTTAGATTCTACTTGCATGTAGAGTCTTACAGTTAAAATTTGTTCTGTTGTTAAGAAATAACTATTTCTAACCTTGTCCTTCTCTGTGAATCTAAGCTTATCTAATTTACTGTCAAAAGGATGATATTTAATCTTATTTCTACGAACACACCAAGCGTAAAATGTTGATATAGCCGTAGTTTTATTCATTAAAGTTCTTTTACTATTTCCTAAACTCCTGCAATAATTTCGATAAGATTCTATGATAGTTGGCATTTCTAG